TATAATTTAAGGAAGGGCATATTGCAAGATAAATGTAGAAAAGACTTAGGCTATGAAAACAACAATTAGTAAACTAAAAAAAGAGTTAGACAAATGGTTTAGTCTTTACATTAGACTTAGAGAAGCTAATGAATATGGAATGGTACAATGCTTCACTTCAGGTAGGGTTTATCATTACAAGAATATTCACGCAGGTCATTTTATGTCAAGAAAACATCTAACAACTCGTTGGTGTGATACAAATGTTCAACCACAGTCAGCAGCAGATAATCTATTTGGTCAAGGAGAACAGTATAAGTTTGCATTACATTTAGATTCTAAATATGGAGAAGGTACAGCTGAAGAACTACAATTTAAATCAAGAGCAATATCTAAAGTATCTAGGGTAGAATATGAAGAACAAATAAGTTATTACAAAAACCTTGTTGAAAACTTAAAAGAAGAAAAAGGTATAGAGTAACAAATTGATTATCTTTGGCGTATGACAGAACCAATTTACGCAAATGATGAACACAGAGTAATTATTGATACTTACATAACAATGTGTAAAGAGTTCGCAAAAGAAGTAAGTACAAAAAGTAGATATGAGAATTACTTAGAGGTGGTTGAAATTATATTGGAGTATCACAATAACTATGGAGCAGGACAAAGGGAAGAAAACTTTTGGGATTGGTTGCTAATTATACCAATTAACTTAGCAGTAGCTACAAACGGATTCTTTGCAGGAGTAGAAACAAGAAGTAATGCAGCAGTAGTCAGAGCATACAGAGTTGTCCTAGATGAACTAACACAGGACACAGTAAATAAGATTGATAAGATAGAACCAATTAATGACTGAGATATACGAAGAAATATCAAAGCTAACAGATAAGTTTAGGACTATGGCTTACGGACTGACCTCAGATGAGAATGAAGTTAATGAAGCGGTACAGGAACTTATGATTTATTTCTTACAGATGAATACTGAAACATTAAAAGCTATATACGACAAAGACGGAATAGATGGAGTTACAAGATATGGAGCAGTTGCATTAAGACGAGCATTAACAAGTCCGAGAAGTAATTACTATTATAAGTACAAGAAGTATTACACACACATAGATAGTTTAACAAGTGCAGTTACTTATGATGAAATGCAATCAGGAGAAACAATACCATCTAAACACCTTTACAACTTGCCTAACGAAATAACTAGTAGTTATCAATGGTATAGCCTAGAAAAGATAGATAGTGCTTTAGAGAGCTTTTCTTGGTATGATTCTAAGGTTTTTACTTTATACTATTATGAAGGCAATACATTAGACTCACTCGCTGCAAAGACTGGGATAAGTAGAAACAGCTTGTTTACAACAATAGATAAAGTAAGAGTACAATTAAAACATAAGTTAAAAGAATAATGAAAGTCTTAGAATTATTTGCAGGAAGTAGATCAATAGGAAAAGTAGCTGATGAATTAGGCTATGAGGTTTTCTCTATAGATATTAATAACTTTGAAGGAATAGATTTAGTTAAAGACATTGAATTTCTTACAAAAGAAGATATACCTTTTGCTCCTGACTTAATTTGGGCTTCACCTCCTTGCACAACTTATTCAATAGCTGCTATAAGTCATCATAGAGATATGGGAAAGCCTAAGACTGATTTTGCAGCAAAGAGTGATAGACTTGTTATTAATACTTTAAGATTAATTAAAGAATATGATTGCAAATATTTTATTGAGAATCCAAGAGGATATTTAAGAAAGATGGATTTTATGTTAGGAATACCTAAGACAACTGTTTGGTATTGTACTTATGGAGATGTTAGAGCAAAGCCTACTGACATTTGGAGTAATCATATCTATTCTTTATTTAATGTTAATGGATGGAAACCAAGACCAATTTGTTTTAATGGGAATACTAACTGTCAGCATCAACCTTCTCCAAGAGGATCAAGAACAGGAACTCAAGGAATGAAAAACAATTATGAAAGAAGTAAAGTACCTTATGAGCTTTGCAAAGAAATACTATTATCACTATGAATAAGTTCTTCGTACCAAAAGATATATATGAAGATAGGATAAACATCTGTAAGTCTTGCGTCTATTACTTTAAGCCTTCAGGACAATGTAAGAGGTGCTTATGTTTTATGAAAGTAAAAGCAAGGATAAGCAGTCAAGAATGTCCTCAGAAGTATTGGGGTAAGACAACAGAAGTAGAAGTAAGAACAGATATACCTGAAGAAATAATAGCAGAGATTATAATTCTATGGGATGACTTAAAAACTGGGAGAGCTAAAGACCAAACGGCAAAGAAGAAAATGATTGAGATTTACAATACGTTATACAGCACTAACTATTCAACAGGAACTAATTGTGGTTCTTGTATAGCAGCTTGCTTTGATGGAATAAAAAAGATATATAAAGAATACTCAGGAAATAATTAATCAATAAAGGGTAAGACCTAAAAGCTTTTAATTTTTCAGACCTGAGTAGTAAAGGGGGGGTGTGGTTACCTCCCCAATACAACTAACTAAAACAATAATTATGGAAAGAACATACAAAACAATCAAATGGATATTGAAAGACAATATCAAAAAGAATGTCAGAGCTTTGTGGACTTGGAAAGATGACAACTTTACTTGTATCTATGAAAACTATGATGGAGATGATCGCATATACACATCTAGTCAATTACTAAAACTTTTAAGCAAATGATAATATTTACAATACTAGGCATCTTAACAGCAATCTTTTTCTTTATAGTTATTTTTATGAGCATAATAGAAACAAGAATAAAGAACAGAAAAAAGGAAAAGTTCCTATGGAAAATGGATAAAGTAGAAACACTAACAGGAGGACTAGAAAACGATAGACTAAATGAAAAACAATAGAATACCAAGTTACTACATAGGAAGACGATACAAGATAGAAGCTCGTAAAGTAATAGAGGATTTTGATTTATCCTATAATCTAGGAACGGCAGTAACTTATTTACTAAGAGCAGATAGAAAACACGACTCTCCGATTCAGTGCATACAGAAAGCTATAAACCATTTAGAGTTTGAACTTGATAAGCTAAAGAGATGACACTATACACTTGCGAATGTGGAAAGACTAAAGAACTATCTAAGGCTACAATAGTTCACAGAGATGGAGCTTGGGTTGCAAAGGAAGCTGAATGTAGTTGTGGTAAGTATATGGATAGCGAACCAACAGAAGGCATACCAACTTTACAAAGAACAGAGCCTAGTCTAAGCAAGAGGAGAGATAACTTATGGGCAGGAGCAAAAGAAAAGCTAATAGGCGAAAGAGGAATCAATGAATCCTTTGACTAATGAAGTTTGTGATAAAGTGTGATAAAGATAAGCAAACTCTAATTAACTATTTAAAGGAATTAGGCAATGACTATTTAGTAGACGTTAAGAAACAAAGAAACACAAGAAGTAATATGCAGAATAACTATTATTGGAGTTGTATAGTACAGACACTATCTAATGAACTAGGTTACTTTCCTGATGAAATACACGACTTACTAAAGGTTAAGTTCTCAAGTGAATGGAATAACATAGAAGTAAATGATCGGACAGTAGCAATACAAACAGTTAAGTCTACTGCTAGAATGGATAGCAAAGCCTTTGAGATATATGCAGACCAAATAAGAATGTGGGCAATAACTGAATTAGGTATAAGACTAATGCTTCCAAATGAATACGAGTAATTTCTATTATATAATATAAGATTGAATAATCAATCTATTTCAATTATGGATAAACGAACAAACAACGGTGGTGCAAGACAAGGAGCAGGACGTAAAGGTAAAGCTGAAGAACAAAAGCTTATAGAACACTTAACACCAATGAGTGGAATAGCATTAGACGCTTTACAAGAAGGTATAGAAAAGAAACAACAATGGGCAGTTAAATTATACTTTGAATACTTCTACGGTAAACCACAGCAAAGAGTAGACGTAACTACTAATGATGAAAGTCTTAATGTACCTTTAATAAACTTTATAAGCTCTGAATCTTAGCGACAAATACACAGCACTATTTAAGTCTGATGCTAGATACTTTATTATAACAGGAGGTAG